GCAGGCCTGCAATTAATTTTGCGCCGTTTTACGCGCAGTAAATCCGCGCCAGCTGGTGCAACCGTCGCGCAGCTGCGCCACGCAATCAGCGGATCCGGTGATCGAGCAACGCCGCAACCGTCGCGCAGCTGCGCCACGCAATCAGCGGATCCGGTGCCGCCGTCCATGCGCCACGCGCCACGGTCATACGTTTAAGAACGAAAGAGGGCGGGCGGCGGGCGCAAGTTTTATAAACAAATAAAAAAGGCCCGCCAGAATGAACTGGCGAGCCAATAAGCGCAACCATGGCGCTGTTTATGTGTGGGCGTAGCCGTCCGGATCTATCCCTATCCAGATATCGTTGGCCTTGATCATTAAACTGTCTGGCCATCCGATTTCTGACTGCGCCGTCTCAAGATATAAATGAAGGGGCATCTTGATATCATGGATTGCATGAATGCGCTTTATTGCGTCGCGTTGTTGCTCAGTCATGGTTTAAACCTCAATTTTGATTTCTGCGTATTTGATGATATCGCGCACGGCGTCGCGCAACTCGTCTTCGTACTCTTCGAAACTAATTTCTTTTTCTGGCAACGCGTCCGAAATATCGTCAATGTAGTCTGCGACATCAAAATGCGTTTCAAAGAAATCATTAGCGCCGTCTTTTTGCCATTGTTCTAATGACGGTTCTAGCAAGTTGAACAGCCCGCTGCGCAATTGTTCTTTGTCCTTTTGCAAATTGTAAAGCGCTTGTGTCAGTCGCTCGTTCTCTTCCTTTAGCTGCGCGACGGTTTGTTCTGCCACGTTGACGGCGCTTGTCCAAGCGGGGGCGTTTGCGTTTTCAGTATTCATTTTATTACCTCATAAAAAAGGGCGGGATTGCCCGCCCTCATATAAACGCATATTTGCGCATATGTAAATATTAAATGCCAAGTGACAACCGTTGCCACTTGGCAACCGTTTTATGCGGCGATGCGTTGCCAATCGCGCGTTGATAAATTCAGAAGCTTGCCTCCGCGCTGTTGCCACATGTCAACGTCGTCCGCATCACATTTATTAGCAACCGCCGTTACAGCGTTAACTAGCGTTGCGCGTGTCAGTGGCTTGCCATGCTCATAACCACTTTGGCCTATCGTGGCCATCAAACCATTTAAAACGTCAGTATTTTCTTTTTTCGTCAATTTCAAAACGGTGCCAATGCGTTCCGGAATTTCGGAAAACTCGCCTTCAATGATATCACCATGCGCGGCGTTCATTTGATCAAGAACCTTATCGAACGTGTCGCGGCTCGCATATGCGCCCGTTAAATCGCGCAATTTTAAAGCGAGTGCTAAATTGTCCGCGTCTTTCGCCTCATTAGATAATAGCCCATAATCTGAGCTATCACGGGCGCTTGTAATATGACTTGAACGGTTGCGGTTTTCGGTTTGCATGCCGTTCTCACAAGCAAGTGTCCAAATGGTTTGATAAACCGTTACAGCGCCCGCGCCAACTTCACTATTTGACAAGCCGATGCCATTGGCCATTTTATCCCCGACGGCGGCTTGCCCTAATTGCACTAAACTTTTTAAACGCAAATTTAAGCGCTTGTCAGTAACGTTAGCGTTTACAACTTGCCATTGCGCATCACTTTCAATCAGTTGGGGCAATGCGGCTTCCAACAAATTTAAATTGTCAAAAGTTTTAAACTTATCAGAAACAAAAGCGCGAGCCTGCCCGCGCGTTTCTTCAACTTCTAAATATGTCCGGACCATACGGTTTAACGGTTCTTTTTGCCAACGCGCGTTGATCAAAGCGTCATATTCCTGCGGATAACCGGCCTGCAACCGCCGCGCTGTTCTCGCGTCAATTTCCGCCGCCGCCGCTATTTGGCCGTGCGCGTGATCGTTAACGTCAAGAATACGGGTAGGCTCGCCTCCGCTCTGTTCAATAATGATTTGCGGGTTACCGTCCGCGTCGGTTGTCTTTTGTAACTCCGCCGTGCTGGTCACAAAATCGCCTTGCTTGTCATGCTGTTCTTTAACTTTGGCCATCAAAGAGTAAAGATCACCTTTTTGATTTTCGATTTGCATTTTGTATTTCCTCATAAAAAACGGGGCAGGATTGCGCCCGCCCCGTATTCTCTTATATTTTCCCATATTATGCAAGGTAAAACTTTTTAAAAGTTTATTTGCCAATATCCCCCGCAACATGGTGGCGGACGATTGAACGCGGCGGCAGGCCAGAAACAAAGCGCGTTAACTTTTCCCCGTCGGTTTCGCTTTGTTCACTTTCTGCGGTATCTTGCCACCATATGCGGCAATTGCCTTGCGCGGCATAGCAACCCCCTTGCGCGGTTTCATCCGCCGCCTTGCGTTTATTCGGACCGTGCGCAGTAAAACCAATAATAAACTTACGATTTAAACGGGCGCAAAACGGCTCGCCGTCTCCGCATTGGGCGCAAGATATGTCGCGATATTCGGCGGGGCATCTCACAACGGCGTGTTTTTCGTTTGGGACATCATCCCGCGCATATTCAATTTCTAGCTCTACAGGAAAAGATTTTTTCCCTTGCCATTGCGCCTCATTAACAACGGTTACAGTAGGAACAACGCCCGCCGCAATTGCCGCGTCTTGTAAATTGTCCGCGGAATAATTGACAACGGTTTTACCTTTGGGGTGATCTATCCCGCGCTTTTGTTTGCGAAACCAATCCCGCCAATCAAAATGCGTATATGTAAACGCAACCCCTTTACGCGGTACAGCGTTAAGCAATGCGTCAAAATATTGCCAATCTATTTCGGATGCGCCGTTGCCGCTATCGTTTAAAGCGCACGACGGCGGGCACGTTCCGAATTTATCCCCGCGGCCCGCTCTGTATGTGACGGCTATTCCTTTAGTTTTTTTTGCCCGTGATGTTTCAACAGTTCTAAGCATATTCTTACCTCATATAAGATTTATCCCATATCCATAACAAAAGAAAACCCGCCATGCAAGCGGGTTAAACTTTTATTATTTTCTGCGACGGCGGGGCTTATTTGCGCGGCGGCTTAATTCGTCAAAATCCGGACCATATAACAAGCGGCCAATCCAATTAAGAAAAAACATATGACCCCCTCGCTTTTTCTTGCGCGTCATACTCCGATTGGCTTTCCGCTTCAGTTTCTTTTGTCATTTTATAACATTCCACGCATAAATCCCAATTTACATCGGGCCAATAAAAACCAGTAACGCCAACGCCGCAACCCGCACAATGTTCACTATGCAATCCCATTAAACCGCCTCCCGCTTAGGCAACGGATCAACCGCAGCATTATTAAATTTTGAAGCGGCTAACCAATTTAGCTGCGCACGGTTCAAAGCGCTAAACGCTTCCTCTAACGCGGCGCAAACAATTTTCTGATGCCCGACGGGCTCATCGCGCGGCACCTTATCCCAAAAACTATCTAAATCCGGATCAGTCATTAGCCTGTCAAAAGCGTGTATTTTTTCCATACACATCTGAATGTCTTCGAACATGTACCTGTTTATGTCTTTATAATTCATATTACCTCACTTTCTGATGATGAGAGAATATGCGATTAAATAGGACATATCAAGTTAAAAACGTCCTCCCAGATAAATTTCTTTTCGTGCGCTAATCGTGGCTCAGTTTTTAAACCGTCCGCCTTTAGGTTCATTGCTTGGTCCGCATGATACAAAAATAGATACGGTGTGCTATCGGGCTTGTTTTGTTTTTTGATCAGGGTCCAGCATGATGAATGTTTATGACGGACATGCCATGCAACCTGATGAGGGCTCAAGTTAACAGCGTTAGCCTTACAAAACTTTAATTCAACAAAGTGAAACTTTCCTAGCTCATCGCAAATAAGCAGGTCAGGAATGCCTTGGCTTGCCCAGTTTTCAATCCGCGTGAGAATCAGTGTCCGCTTCGATCTCTTCGTAGCTGCCTTCAATTGCTGATACAGCCCCGCTTCCATCTTCGTCTGGGGTAATGTCAATTGCGCCATATGTTTGCTTCAATTCATCCAGAGCTTTTTGAACGTCTTCGCGGCTCATACTATCAATGCTGCCGTGACGGATTTCAGACTTGCTGACGTAGATATCGCCCTGCGCCTGACCTCGCCTATATTCCGCCTGCACTGCGGCACTGTACGCGCCGTTTTCAATGGCTAAATCACGAATGCGCTGTAAGTCTCGCACGTGTCTTTGATAAGTAATGCCAAACTTCTCATCTAGCTCGTCACGATATTTTTTAATCGCGGCGCAAACGTGTGGGCTGATGTGGGGGTTTGTCATCTGAGACGCACGAACAGGAGCGGACTTTTTCGTGTAGCCCGCTCGTTCTGCGGCTTCTGACATTGTAATGGTTCCATCGTTGGAAACCAGTTCTTTTACAAACTTTTCTTGCATACGGGTCAGAGGCGATTGTTCATGCAATCTCTTGCGGCCTCTCAATTCATCCGGATTTTGTTTGGTCCAACGCTTTCCGGTGGGTTTTTTCTTCACCCGTAACACCAAACCCTTCGGAATTGGGGGTGTTTTTGCCATTTTTAGCCTCGTTTATTTTGCTATAATTGTGTCATAACAAGGCTGAACTACTAAATCTAGCGTAAGAGTTTATAAGACATTCTAAGAAGGTATATAAGGTAACACCTTCAAAACAGAGGTGTTACCCAAAAAAGTTACCGAAAAACCCTTTCTTATTATATACATAGATACAAAGGTAACACCGTAACACCGGTAACACCCTTAAACGCAAAATTTATTTTTTTTTTTTCTGGCTATATATATAGAAAGAGTTACTCAACACTTTTGATTTCATAAATCACGTAGAAGTCTTTGAACATGTCGTAGACTTGGTTGCTGCTGTAGGCTTTCATGTAAAAGCCCTTGCGTTTATCCAACTCAACATAAAACGTTTTCATTGGTCATCAGGCTCCACAGTAATATTAAAATCATAATAATCTTCCCCGCTCTGGTTCTCATCCCAGATGCGGTCTTCTACAACGATGCGCCGTGCTTCTTGTTCTGTTTCGGCTTCTTCGTAGAACACGTTTCTTTGCTCAACTACCACCCGCCATTTTCTCTCAGGCCATTGAGGTGCTTCTTCGATATCCATTTTGTTCTCCTCATAAAGAAGCCCAGTATGGGATATTATGGGAGTAACGTCAAGACAATAAAAAAGCCCGCGATTAGCGGGCTTAATTGTTATGCGTCTTCCATGCAGTATTCTTCCATGAACTCTGCCATTGCTTCGAAGCGGTCTGCTACTTCTCCTTGACTGTAGCAACCATGCTCATCTCTGAGATGGTGGCCCGTGTCCCACGCTAGGTCTTCTGCGTGTCGTGGCATTTCAACCCAGTATGTTTGGTTCCACCTTTCGTATTCGACTGTGAAGCCATACTTTCGCTTCATCTTGTCGATGTAGCTGCGGTATTGATTTGCGGGTTGTTTTGGTTTGCGGGCTTGATCGGGTATTGTGATCTTGCCGTCGGCCACCAGTTCGTAGACCTCTTCGACACGTGCCCTGCGTTTGACCTGTTTGTCTTTGATGCTCACGATGTCACGTGTGCGTCCGCAGACGTATCGTCTTCCTTCGATCAGTTGGAAGTGATTTCCTGCGACAACCAGAAACACGCGGCCCGTGGTCCGCGAACCTTTGCTTTCTCTCAGCCAAGCGGCGAGCGTGATCTTTGAAGTGCAGCTTCGATAGATGCTTTGTATTCCGCAGAGTTTCATGGCCCGTCGCACGTGGGTGGTATGGGCTCCTCTTACGGCTCGTTGTCCGCTGACTGAACGGATGAGCCGTGCGGCTTCTCCGCTGTTCATGCCCGTGACTGCGCTGATCACGGCGGGGCCGCAATAGCGATTTCGATCTGTACTGATATGAGTAACAGGTTTGATTTTCATTTTGATTTACCTCATCAAAAGATTGTGTCTGACATGATCGGGTTTTGGCCCTAGTCGGGTTGAGGTATTCAATTGTCAAATAGCGTCGGGCGCACTTTGCCCATACACTATAGTAGCATGAATATGGGTTAAATCCCATACATACTAACGGATAATGACGTTACGTCACTCCTATACTTATGCGCCAAGTCCTATACTTGAGTATAGGATTATCTTTTTAGCGAGGTCCGCGAGCCGTGGATCGTCGGCTGCGGTTGACCAGTCGATATCGTCTGGTTTTGGTTTAGATTTGAACATTGGTTTGCCTGAGTTCGTTGACGAAGTTGTCTAGTTCTTCGCGGGCGGAGAAGAGTTGTACGTCCAGATCTTTTGGCGCGTGTCTCGTGTACCGCAGGTCTTGCAGGTTATCTACTTGCCGTTTCAGCCAGCGCAGGTGCGCTGACTGAAACAATGAAAGGTTTTCGTCACCCATCTTTTTTGGGCCTTCCTCTCTTTCGTTTGACGACCAGATTTGGTTCTGGTGGTTTTTCCTCGTTCCACGTTGCGATGCTATCAATACCTACATTGTAGATGCATTGGTTGAGAAAGTCCCGCAATAATATGTCGGGATTGTTAGATTTCTGGATGTCTTCTAGTTGTTTAATAACATAGAAGGCGCAGATTTTATATTTGTGGCTCATCACCTGTCCTTATCGTTGATTTCTTGGAGTTGCGTTTGGATGGCATAGAGTGCCGTTTCGCGGATCGTGAGGCGTAGTCTGTCATCGTTGGACAGTTCCTCACGTTTTTCGACGGTATGGGCCCGTAGTTGGCCGTTATTGGCGGTCCGTCGAATGCGTCGTGTGAACGTTTTAAGGCTGTCCACTTTTTCGCTATCGTCGAGGCGTTTGTACCCTTCGCCTCTGACGTTTTCGAAGACGACGCTTTCGTCTCTTTCGAGATATTTTCTGGCTGCGAGGATTGTTGGGCGCAGTTCATTTATTGTTTTGCCAAAGTGGGTTTGGATTGTGTCGTAGCTTAGGTGCCCGTTTGCATTACGGAACAAGTCGCACATATCCAAAGTTATTTTTGAACGTTTGAACATTTGTTTTTCCTAGTTAAGTTTCAGTTCGTTGCGTTGAGTTGCTGCGCGTCGCGGCAAGCCGAGTTGCGCCGCGGTTCGTTGCCGAGAGCCGTGTCGAGGCGCGATAATAAATTGACAAACAAATCGTTGCGTTGCGAAGCGCCGCCGAAAGAAGCGTAGAGTTGCGGAAAGCTGTGTCGCGGGGCGATACGACGTAATAAACAAATCGTTGAATTGAGGCGAGGTGCGCGGCGGGGAGCCGTGGTGCCCTGTGAGAAGCCGAGCCGCGTGGAGAGGCGTTGTAACAAACAAATCGTTGAGTTGCGGGGTGCCGCGACGCGGCGAGCCAAGTCGCTGCGAGTTGAGGCGCGAAAAGAAATAAACAAATCGTAGCGTTGCATTGCGTTGAACAGCGGAGAGGAGCGCCGCGATGCGGGGCGATGCGGAGCGTAGTAACAAACAAATCGTTGAGTTGAGCCGTGCTGCGGAGCGACAATGTGCGGAGCGCGTCCACGCGATGCAAGGAGGGGCGGTGAGGCGCGGAGTTCGTTGCGTTGTACATAACAAATCCTTGCGTTGAATTGCCGAGCGCAGCGAAGCGCCGTAGTACGGCGCGACGCGATGATTATTGCCAGTCAAACTTTACGGCGCGGAAGCGACCGTTAGTTCCGCCTTTTTCTGGACGGAAGCGACCAATGCCGATACCTGAGCCCGCGGCGTAGAACACATCTTCAAACACCTCTTTGGTGATGGTGTCATCCATAATCATAAAATCAATGTAAGACTTGTATCCTGTGTCCACGACAGGGAAGGTGCGCCAGACGCGCTTACCTGATCCTCTGACGCCATCAGAGTTAACGTTGAGGCGTTCCCCTCTGACTTTATCTTGCTTGGTATCAAGCTTGGGATCGTTGAGCGGTACGACGTCCGCTTCAAAGTATTTTGTATAGGTTGATTTACCGCGGCCCGGAATTTGTGTTCCTAGTTTTTTAGCGGCGGCGGACAGGCTGAACTTGATAGCCATAGCAGGGATGATGATGTTGCCGTCTTTATCGACGGTGCATTTAGAACGCCACGTTCTTGTTTCGTAAGCGTCGGCAGTTTCTTTGGGGAGCTTGGGCTCCTCGTGCATTTTAGATTGGCTGTAAGGGGCGATGCCTTCAAAGTGTACTCTAACATTCCGCATATCTTTTTTCCTTTGGTTAGCGTTGTTAACGTAAAGGAGTATATGCGAGGGTATAGGATAATGTCAATACCCTTAGTGAATATCTGATAAAATCCCTTCTTCCATCTCTACATGTGCGCTGGCCGAGGCCATTGCAGCACCGATAATACCTGTTGCGTCTTGTTTATCGGTACAACCTTTAAGTAGGCGGAAGACTGCGGCGGTAATAATGCCAGTGTACGCGGCCCCTGCGTCGAGGTCCGTGTCCATCATATCGTCAATAAATTTATTGGTTTCTTTAAGCGCGATAAGATAATCGTCTTGGCTAGACATGAAAACGCCCCAAAGTAAACTTCAGGGCGCAATCAAATCTTTTATGAGGTATGCCCTGAATATAGAATTGTATGGGATAAGTCAAGCGTTTTCTTGTTCGCGCTTGTATGCCTCAAAGATGATTCGCAATTGACCGCTAATTGTACGACCTTCGGTCTGTGAGAGCGCCTTAATTTCCTTGTACACCTCAATTGGGACAAGAACGCTTTTCCATTTATCGGTATCCATATGTGAACCTCTCTAGTTTTAACCAACAATATAGGATGTTATGGGGGAGAGCAAGGAAAAAACCCGTCCAACAGTGCGAAACCTAATGGACGGGAGTTAAGACAGGCGATCTGTCCATGAGCAGAACTAACATGATCAGACGGCTTCACCCCAAGATGGGCCTACTTCGACGTCACACAGGCTAGGTACACTTAATGGTACAGCACTTTGCATCATCTGTGCAACCTTTTTTGCATCATCTCTGTCAGTAACTGACATGGCGATTTCATCGTGGATTTGTATCAAAGGGATACGTCCGCTTTCATATATGTTGACCATAGACTGCTTGGTCATGTCCGCGGCGGACGCTTGGATTAAACGGTTCAAGGCTTTGTATGTGTAAGCGCGTTTTAAGCGTGTTGTGTCGCCATATGTTTTCACGGCTTCCTCGTATGGCAGCGCCTTGTTCATAGCAAACGTGTCTGGCTCCCACAACGGAAAGCGTAACTTCCTGCCCAGAAGCGAGCGCAGCGCCCCGCGGCTGTCCTTCTCGTTAAGCCTGTTCATCACTCCGTGCATCAGGCCTTTAACAAAAGGCACACGATCATGGTACTGGGAAACCAGACCTTTGGCTTCGTCCACAGGAATATCCAATTGGTCCGCGAGCTTTGCCACGCCCATGCCGTACATCATGCCAAGGTTAATTGTCTTAGCCTGTTTGCGTGGGATCTGCGCCATCTCTGCGACCATCGTGTGGAAGTCTGTGCTGCTATCTTCGTTGTAGCTATCTACAAATTCTTTTGCGCCTTTGAGAGGACGACCTCTCTGTTCACCAAACAGGTGCGCGTAGTGAACCAAGATCCGCGGTTCTTGTTGCGAGAAGTCAATTGCTGCCCACTGCTCACCCTCTTCTGGTAGGAATAGGCTGCGGATCATGGGGCCTAGCTCTGGATCCCGTGCTGGGATTTGCTGAAGGTTGGGATGGTTCATAGAAATGCGCCCACTGACCGTGCCGCCATCGTCGGAGCGGATTTGATTTATGTGAGCGTGGATACGACCATCTGAGCGGCAATGTTTGAGGATGGTGTTGATAAACGTTCCAGAGGTTTTGTTAAGGTTACGGGCTTGCACGATAAGCTGCGCCAGTTCTGATGGATGGTCAGAGAGAAACCCTTTAGTGAAGGATGGCTGACCTTTTTCTGTGCGCTCGTAGGGGAGAGATGCTTCGTCGAAGGCTTTGGCTATAGACTGTGCGGCCCATATCTCAACGTCAAAGCCCACGGTGGACTTAATCTTTTTTAAAATTTCTTTCTCGCGCTTGAGAAGAGCGTTGCGTGTGCGCTCTGCTTTGTCCGTATCTACTCTGACGCCGCGCCAAGTCATGTCCACTAAGCAGGGCAAGAGCCGTGTTTCGACGTCCACGATGTTTGACAGGCCGTCTTTGGAAACTTCTACGGCGAAATAGTTGTAGAGTTCGAGGGCGAGTTCTGCGTCGGCTTCGGCATAGGGCCCGACAAACATGGCGGGCAGCTTCCACATTTCTGCTTTGGGATCCACGCCAAATGCTTTTGCAGCTTCGATCAGTTGCTTTTCGGATTTAACTTTGCCCAGATGGTCAAACGACAGGGAGTTAAGCGTGTAGCTAAACCTGTTTTCGTCTAGCAGGGATGCTATGACCATAGTGTCGATTACTTTGCCATTTACGGTAAAACCCATGCGCCGTGCCCATCCAACGTCGTATTGAGCATTGTGCATGATTTTTTCTGCGGGACTTTCGAAAACTTTTTTTAACCAACGATTGGCTTGTTTTTCGCATATGTTCCCGCCGCCGAAATGTCTAATAGGAATGTAGCCGCTCCAGTTCTCTGTGGCAACGGCATAACCTACTACCTCACCGTCTCCGGTGGCCCATCCGGGGCCCGCGTTTTTTAGATTGGGGTCTTTGGTTTCCAAATCTATTGCAATGCGCTTGGCACCAGTAAGATCAGGGAGTTCACTGGGCGGAACCCATTCATTCTCCGGTGTGAACATTGCCATCTGTAGGCTCATCTTCTGGTTCCTTATAGTAAACTAAAACAAACGTATCGCAGTTAGAGCATGAGAGGTTGGTAACCATGTCATATTCAGGCTCATCCTCTGCATCATCATCTCCGCCCCAGATTAATTTTGCTTTGCAGTGCCAACAGTTCATTGCTCTCCCCCCAAAGCAGCATACCCACAGATATCCACCCATGAGTCCTCTTTGTTGGATTTCATAAGCCGTGCGGATTTTACCAAGACCATGCAGACGGCAACCTCTTGGCGCGTTGTAGGGCGACCCAGAAATACGGACCAGAGGTCTGCGATATCTTGAAAGTTTTGTTTTGCGTCACCGTATTCGGAGGCGCGTTCTCCGTTTATGAGGGCCTGTGCGGTCTGAAGGATTTCATCACGTTTCATTTTTTTCTTTCCTGACGGATAACTATAAAGTTCACACTTAACACACATGTCTTGTGAATATCTGTTCCAAGAAGTTGTCCACGAATATCCACAAGAGCATTCGTAATGCCAATCCCTTGGCTCCGAACACTCAGTCATCGTTTCTCTTCTCTTCTCTCGGTAATTCATATCGCGATTTTATGTCACGCACAGTGTCTGGGTGTTTGTCTAAAACATCTGCAATCTCAACACAATTCAAACCATTTTTCAGCATCTTATCGACCATGCGAGCAGTGGGGTTAAGCGGCCTTAAAGACTTTTCGGACTTTGGCCTGCCCCCTTTGTATGCGTTTTTTTGATTTTTCTCCGCGCTGTACGCGTTCATGTTCCCCCAAGTTTTTCGGGCTCGTGCATTTTCAACGATAGCTAGTTTGGCCATAGCTTGGCCCAACTTCTCTTCGAAGACTTTCATATATCATAACTCCTTGTCGCGTCTTCAGGCTCCACCAAATACAAGTTCTTCCTTGTTCGTGTCACGCCGACGTAGAAAACACGATGAACATCGTCGGGTGCAATTCGCATGGTACTGTCCGCAGCGGGGGACAGGTCCGTAAACAGTACAACGTTGTCCGCCTCTCCACCTTTTGAACCGTGGATCGTGGACACTACAATGCGGGGAACGCCGTTGAACTTTTCTCCGCGGCGCAGCAATGCTGTCACGTAGGCGCGGTCTTTATCTGCAATGCGGTCCATTGCTTCAGACCAAATCATATCCTTTGTGGCTATAAGGCCGTGGGATATTTGCAGATCGTCGATGTTAACCAGTTCGTCATCTGGAACGCCTTTGATTTTCTTATACCCCCGTGCCACGCGTTTTCCTGTGGACATAAAGCTATAGATGTTTCGGGCTGTGTCGATAGGTATTTCCTTACCGCGTTGTAGGTCAGTCCACCCGTTTACAGCGTCACTTAGTTTTTGACCAATGGACCGTGAGCCGCGATATTCGTACAGATAACCGAAGGACCGTAGGTCTGTTGCTACGGGCTGTAGTTGGTATCCCGCTTGTGCGAGTATGAGCCACGAGCCGTCGCTCATGTCCAGTTCCCCGACTTGCGCCACGCGTCGGCACTGGCCTTCTTCTTCGCGAGGCTTGTATATCTTGGGGTAACGGTGGTGAATGCGGCGGGCGATTGTTTCTGCTACGCGGTGAACGCTTGCGGGTATACGGTAGGATTGTTTGAGCGTTTCTGATCCGCCGTCTAGTCCAAGGAAGTGTTCAACGTCGGCCCCTGCCCATTTGTATATGGCTTGGTCATCGTCCCCTGCGCAGTACATCTGCTTGGTTTTGGCTTCTATCAGATGGGCAATATCCCACTGCATGGGAGATAAGTCTTGTGCTTCGTCTACAAAGCATAGGTTAAAGCGCGGGCAGAACTGGTGGCCTTTGTCGATAAAACCTTGCAGCATATCGGTGAAGTCATAGAGGCCGCTTTCGTGTTTGTAGGAGCGCAGCGAGCGGTCCACATGGTTGACGGTGTTCCAATCGTGTTGCAGGCTACTAAGGTTGTACTCCTTACGCAAAGAAGTCTTCTTCAGCCTCGCGAGGTTGATGAGCCCAAGGATGGGGTCACTAGCTTTGACAGCATCTTGGACGTCTTCTTCTAATTGATTGACGCGACCTGTCTCCAGTTTGATACCCATTGCTTCGCTAAGTTCTTTGTAGTTCTCAGGTTGCATGATTTGTTCTGGGCGAATGCCTGACAAAGAGAGTGCAAAGCTGTGCAGGGTGCGGAAGTATTGCAGATCCTTTTGTGGGTCCAAACGAAAACGCGCCGCAGCGCGTTCCTTTGCTTCTGTTGCCGCTTTGCGGGTAAAGGCCAAGAACCCTATCGATTGTGGTGGGGTGCCTGCTTCCAAAGCTTTGTCTACCATATTTAGTAGCGTAGTGGTCTTGCCCGTTCCGGGCGGTCCAAATATTCTAAACATCAGAAGGGTGCCTCACCTTTTGCAGCAAAGATTGGAGTGGC